TGGCAGCAACCGCCGCCCGGTTCGTCCCATCAGGTTGAGGGACAGCGCCACCTTTTCCGACTCGTTGTCCAGCTTGCTGAAGCCCTCGGCCATCTCACCGATGAGCACGTCGGCGGTCTTCAGCTCGCCCTTGCTGTCCTTGACGTTTACGCCTAACCGGGCGAAGTCCTCGGCTAGGGTCTTGTTCCCTTTCGCCGCTTCAAAGGCGTTCTTCTGCAAGCGCCCGAGCGAATTACTGAAGGCGGCGCCGTCGACGCCTGCAAGGTTGGCAGCATGGCGCAGGTCTTGAAGCTGCGCGGTTGTGAGCCCGAGCTGAATGGACGTCTTGTCCAGCTCGTCGCCCATCCCACGAATATCGTCCACGAAGGCCGCCGCCATCTGTCCAATCTTGAACGCAGCAAAGGCGGCGGCGGCCTTCTTGGCGAGCCCGACGATGCGGTCTACCGAACCCTGGACTTGCTGCTCGGAGTTCTTGTCGACCTCGACGCCAAGCGTGACGAGGACTTCACGGAGACCAGCCACGTTCTACCTCCCACGGGTAGCGGGGCGAGCACGCCTACGCGCCTCTTCCGCCGCTATCCACTCGGCGTCGTCGTGAATGTCCAGAAGTTCGTTGGCGCGCATGACCTCGTTGATGTCCCAGAACGTGCGGACCTCGCGGTAGGTGGCCATCCCTCGCTGGACGATGCGCATTATATGGGCATCCCTCCGTAGGTGTTCGGGTAGCTCTATGACTCCGGAGCCGCTCTTTGGACGACGCGGCTTATAGCGGTTCCGAAGGGAGAAAAAAAATCCCCGAACTGAACCTTCAAGGTCCAGCCAAGCCACTTGTAGAGGGAGGCAACGCGCCCCCGGAAATGGATAGACAGGATGGATGACAGCTTGACTTCCTTGTCACCTTGCTTGACGAACGTGATCTCGCTGAGCTGGCTGATGAACTCCCGTTGCTTCCCCTTCTCGAAGCGGCTGAAGAACTCGATGACGGCCTTCTCCAGCGCAATCCCGAGGTTCTCCCCTCCCCGGTCCATCAGCTTCTGGACGCTTTCGCCTTCGCTGAGTAGCGCGCCACCTAGCGCGCCAAGGGAAGGACCGAACAGGTGGCCGAGGTCGGCCACCATATCGGTCGCGATGAGCGGGTCTAGCATCAGGCAACGGTAGGTTTGACCGTCGATGGTAGTAGTCTGTGAATCCTGCGCCCCTTGACTCATGTTTCGCCCCTTCTACCTAGCGGTAGGTCAGTTCCCCCCGATGAACATATCGAGGATGTCGGTTTCAAACACCCATTCCCGGGTACTCGCCTCGCGTGCGAACTCCGCGTCTGCGGGCTTCTGAATCCACGCGGTTTCGGCTGCGCATAGGGTGCGCCCGGAGTTGTCCTTCATGAGGAAAGGACCGACGCCGTCGCCGCTGGCTTCGTCCAAGATGGACAAGGCGCTGAGCGCGTCGTTGCTGATACTGCTCTGCATCAAGGTGAGCGTAATAGTGCCACCCTTGTCGTTGGACTTTGCACGAACACCTTCCCCATCAGAGCCGATGTTCTTGTTCCACGACGGGTTGTCCCTTGCCACCGTGATGAAGGTTCCGTCTGCGATCCCTTCAATTGGGACCCCCGCGAAGATGATGGCCACGTCCGCGGGATTGTAGGTCTTGACGCTCATGGAACTGCTCCCTTCTACAGGATGTTAGCGATGACGACCAGCAAGGCCGCTCGGCCTAGACCGACACGGTCCCGCGAATCTCGACGGCGTGGATAGCGCCTGCGAGCGTTGCCGTGAAGGTAACATCAGGCAGGAGCCGGTTCGCCTTGTCGTTCACGTCCACGTCCGCCGCACGGGGGACGGTGACAGTGGGCTCGGGGTCGGCTGCAAGGCCGCCCACCGCGATGCCGTTCTTGAGGACACCGCGCACCTCGTTCTCGACGATGGCGATGCCGGGGTCGGTGAACGGGATCTTGTCCAGGTTGATGAGTCGGCTGAACACGTTCTCCTGGAGACGCGCAGTCAACCAGTCGATGAAGCGCGTGATATCGATGAACTCGCCGCCGATCATCTTGCCTTCCGCACTGATATTGTTCCCCGCGAGCCGGTAGTAGTGTTCCGCGTTCTTGGTTCGAAGCTGCGTCAGCTCGGCGGCGGTGTATGCCTGATAGGACACACCCGTGAGCGACTTGAACTTCCAAGTGATGGAGCCGGGGTCCTTCGGTAGGTTCTTGCCAAGGGACGCCGCGTGGGGGAACTCCTCGGAAGTCGGATGGTAGTACAGGAAGGTCCGCTCGTAGTCCAGCGCTTGTAGCGTGCTCGCCACGTCGCTGGAGCCAGAAAGCGGGACGTCCTGGTCCTGCGTCATGGCACCCTGGATGCGCGGGATGGTCTCGATAACCGCCGCCACCGCTGCGATTGCAGATTGGTCAAACCAGTCCCCGCAGATCGCATACCAGTCGTCGTTGACGTTCCGCAGGTCGGCAATGTCTTGTGCAATGCCGCTCGTCCCACCTGCGTCCGTTGTGTCGTCGTGAATGAGGGTCCA